AGTCTTAGCAACGATCGGATCTGATTGCATTTCCAAGTTAATTTCTGGAATGCTAATATCAGTTGTATATCCGTTACTTGCAGCTCCTCTGTTATCTTCAAAATCACCTCGAGATGTATCAGTTGGTTGTCTAAAATAATTAACACGTAAATTACCACCGCCTATAGATGATGAAATTAATGCTGCAACTGATCCAGTTACTACAAAAGATGCAGTGTAGTTACTGTCAATTGTTGAGAATGCGCTTACTGGTAAAAGTTCAGTCTGAGCTGCACCTGATGCAAATGTCCATGCTCTTACTGAATATAGATCAGCGTTAGTTGGCATATTTACTGTAACTACTTTGTATTGTGATAACGATGCAGAATATGTTCCATCAGCATTAACTTGTGTTAATGATGGAGCTGCTGATGATGTTGCTGCAGACGTTGCTGTCAATAAACTAGAACTATAATCTTGTAATGAATAACCAAAACGACCTGCGCCATAAAGACCGCCATTAGCATCACCCGTTGTGCTTGTTACACCAAACATGGAGTCTAATGCATTAGGGCTACCAAATGGATCACCTGTTCTGTTTAAGTTGTCATCATCAAATCCTGGTTGGGCTGTACCATATTTAAAGTCTAAGTAAAATACTAGACCTGATGGCAAGTTCATTGGTTGAACTGATACGAATTCTTTTGCAGCAAATTCAGCAAAAATACGACGAACCAATGGAAGAGCAACTCCTGCCCATTCTTCTGATCCTGCAGTTGTTCCTGTAGATGATGCTTCTTTTACTAGTTGTCTTGCTTGGTTCTCAAGCAATTGAGCCATACCGGCTTTTTCTGTTTCGGTTCTAAGACCTTCTAACAAACCTGTCTTTTCCCATTTAGAAACTGCTAATTTAGCATTGTTTCTTTGAACGAAATCGTTAGTTTGTAATAAATTTGAAATACTCATTTTTTGTTTTCCTTTTTTTTAAAATGTTTATAGCAATCCTGCTAATTTTTTCCATCGTTCTGCTTGGTCAAATCCTTCATTAATAATATTTGTAGATTTAGGAGCCGTTGTTGCAACTGGTTTAGATGCATATGATTCCTTAACTACACGTTTCTTTGTTGTTGGACGTTTAAATGATTCAGCTAACGTACTAAATACTAATTTCACTTCTCTTGTATTACCAGCTCTATCAAAATTTTCAATTACTTTCATTTTTTGATTTTCTGACAATTCAAAATTGCGAAACAATTTGTTTGTGTAAAGAAGTTTTGCATTTAAAAGATTAACTTCGTTGATAATAGATTTCAATTGACGAACTGTATTATAAGCTTCTTCCAATTCTTCTTTTACTGCTTCAACTTCATCGTCTGCTTTTGCTGCAGGCACATCTTCTTCTTCTTCACGTAGGATCGATTCAATGATTTCATCAATGTTCATATCCGAATCGTCTTCTTCAGCATATTCGTCGCCTTCTGCCATTGGCTCTTCCATTTCTGGTTCTGCCATTGGTTCGTCTAAATCGCCTTCTAACTCGCGAATGATTGCTTCAAGATTTAGATCTTCATCCATCTCATAGTTTTCATTGTACTCGTCTGACATTTCGTCATTTGACATTGGTGCTTCTTCTTCACCACCCATTTCTGGTTCTGCAACTGGTTCGTCTTCCATTGAATTATCAATCTCAGCATCATAAGTGTTTCCACCTACTGAGAATGAAATATCATTGTCAACCCAATCAACAGCGCCATCTGTTGTTTCGTCTTCTACAGGGACATCGTCACCCATATCATCCAAATTTGGTTCTTGCAATTCTTCTTCACCCTCAATTTCATTTGTTAGTTTTGTAGCTAACATTCTTTCTAAGCGTGGAGCGAATGCTTCTTGTAAAGCAATTTTTGCGTTTGCTAATGCAGTTTCTTTAACAGCACGAGCGTCGGCAATTGCTTCTTTTAGCAAATCTGATTTTGCCATAGTTTTTCTCCTTAAATTTGTTTTTGGAAATAAGATTATTTGAAATCTTAATAGAATATTTTAATTGTCTATAAACGCTATATATGTTGTAATAGCGTATTCTAAAATAAATATAAGCAAAAATAAAAAATCAGTAAAAAAGCCCCAACTTTTTAAGAAGGGGCTTATATTTTAAATCAATTAAATTTTAATTTGCGTGTAAATCTCTTACCATCTGCATAAATTTTGCATTTTGTAATTGTTTTCTTTTTTTGACGCTAGGCTTAATAAATTCTTTTCGTTCTTTTACTTCTTCTAAAATTCCCGATGATTTTATTTTGCGTTTCCATGCTTTAAGGGCATATGCTAAATCTTCTCGCGATGATCCGGTAACGTTTACTGCTAATGTATTGCCTGGGACAATTGCTTGATGTTGTTTTTGTTTTTTACTCATATAACTTGTTTAATAAATTGTTTATACCATATCTGGCGTTGGTTGTGCTGGTTGTGTTGGTCTAGAATTTTGTGATCTTACGCGAAATCTAAAATGTTTAATGCTTGGCATTTGTGAAATATATCCTTGTATCTTTTGTGATTCTTGTGATGGGTTTTCGCCTAGTCTAAAATAAAAATATCCAACTCGACCTGATTTTGAAATTTTCTTGTTAACAACAGTAAATCCTTTTTTCTCAGCCCATTGTTGAATATTTTGTGAAACTGATTGTGCTTCTGCTACATCACGTACTACATATTCAACTCCTCCACGATAATCAGTCATATGATTAATAAGCTGAGCTTCGTCTAATTCATCTTCTGACAAACTAACGTTGATTCCTTTTTTTGCAAGTTCTTCAGCTAGCTTTGGATCTTTAGTTGAAATAGTTCCGGTGTTTTGTTCACGTAATTTAATTTCAGCGTCTGCAACATAAATTACTGAATTTTCTGAGTTTTCATAATCTACATCATATCCTGCAGAATCTGCATAATCAATAAATCGATCAAACTCTTTTATTGGTAATATATAATATACATCACCCGTTACATCTTTTCTATATTCTAATTCTCTACGATGATTTGCTTGCAATATATCATCTAATTTTTCGTCATTAATTGAAAATATAATATTGTTAGGATCAGACATAGTTTTAAATACTTGAGCAAATGATTTTGCATCATAAACTTCTTCACCAAACAATTCAATAGTTTCATTATCGAGATTAATATAAATTTCAGCTCCTTGATGTTTCATATCTAAGATAATAGTGCTATAATTTTTACCAATAGCAGTTCCACCACTGATTCGTTTACCTGACTTCTCTGCCCATGTTGCCGCTTTCTTAACAAGCGCTACTGCATAAGGTCCTTTATTTTTAGCAAAATCCATTATGTTGTATGGAACATATGCCGCTTCGTTAAGTCGATAGCCAAAAAAGTCTTTATACATTTGTTTGATTCGATTCATCATTTTACCTATATATTATAATATTTTTTATTTAAAAATCCAAATTAATTAACATCAAAATATTTATTTAATCCTTGTGCAATATCTTCATAAGCTGCACTTAAACGTTGTTGTAGCTGGCTCATTTCTTTTGCTGTTGATTCAAATACACGATATGAATCATTCAAGTTTTTCATGTGACGTTTAATTGTTACATTATCAAACCAATCTCCAGCTTCTGTTGTAATTTGTTCAGCTTTGTTGATCATGTCTTTAACACGATCCGTTAAAGATTGAAGATCACCATTTCCGTAAACTGATTGGTTCATTTCACTAAACCGTTTAACTTGATTTGTAAATTCTTGTTTTTCTTGTTTAGTTAATGGCTGTGGTTGATCTTCAGTGATCATTTCTAAAATTCTTTTTAAATTTGGTGAGTTCATATTATATCCTACATTTACCGTCATCACATAAAATTGATGTAATGATACTGTTTACTTTATTATATTTATTTGCGGTAGATTGTTTACCTACCGATTCGTTCATGTGCGTAGGACGCATAAAAGCGCCTTGGGTTGATGGATTAGATACGAAGTCCCAACATATTAATTCAAAGTCTTCTTGTACTTCGACAGTGCCTTCACTACGCAATTCTTTAACTGATCCTAAACCACGACTAGAAATGCCTAATGTAATACCAGCTTTAAAAAGTTCTTTAAGAA